TAAGGAGGAAGAATCGGAAGGCGAAACAGTTAAAAAGACGATTTATATTTTCCCACCGGAATGGGCGGGAACTTTTGGACAGCCGATCACGAGTATCGCGCAGATTGGTATTTTGCAGCAGGAGCATTATGCCGGCAATTGGGATGTACTTCGGCCGGCATCAGAAATTAAGGAAATGAACATTTTTACCGCAGATGGTCTAAATACACTGCTCCATGAAGCGGAAGAAATAATGGAAGGATGGATTGACATAGATGGAGGAAAACAAAACGTTGATGCCGCCGAAGGAGCAGGCATTGGAGACTGAAAGAGATGCAAAGGCTGAAGAACTGGAGAGCACTTTTTCATATGATGGATATCAAGTGGTGCGAAAAGAACTGTTCGCTCACCTCCGGGACCCGGCAATTGTGATTCGAAAAGACAGCATCACATTCAACACAGCCTGTATCAGTGGGCTGGAAGATGTGGTTTATGTACACGTCATGTTCAACAGTGACTTGAAGCGCATCGTTGTGCGCGGCTGTGATGAAAATGATAAGGACGCTTTGCGCTGGTGTATTGCGAAGCCGGACAAGCGGAAGAGCAGAAAAATGTCCTGTAAGCCTTTTTCAGAATTGGTTTATAACGAGATGGGCTGGGATAGTGACTGCCGCTATAAGATATTGGGGTATCGAATCAACTTTGAAGGAGAGACCTTGTATGTTTTTGACCTTCTCGTGCCAGAAATTTTCCACGAAAGTCAGAAACGGAAGAAAGGGGAAAGTGCGCCACAATCAGAAGAAACAAAGCCTGTGAATACCAGGAAGGGATTTTACCCAGATGATATTGCGGGTACTTTTGGCGTGCCTGTAGAAGAACACCTGAAAGAATCAGAGGTGAAGCAAATAGATGGATATGTGTCGATGGGCATCCTGACGGGGAAGGTCCCCAATGCCAGTGCGGATTAGAATGATGAAAAGAAACCAAGGGGGAAGTGCGCCCATTTTTAGGAGGTGAGCAGGGTGAAAGAACAGGAAGAAAAAATATGGCACACCGGTGTCCTCGGTATGACATTAAACGTGGATGAAGGACGAATCACCATTTTTCGCAGTACGCTTGAAGTGCTTGGCTGGCCGTCATATTATCGGTTTCTATACAATCCTCAGATGAATCAGATCGCCGTGCAGGTATGTAGTGCCACGGATGCGGGAGCTCATCGGGTGGGTAAATTGAATGAGCTTAGCAGCTGTGAGATCAAGTGCGTGGCCTTCGTGCGAATGGTTTATAAAAATGCCCAATGGGATAAGCGCAGATCTTACCGCATGATTGGAAATCCGTTCCCTGAGCAGAGGCTGGTCAGCTTTCAAATTCAAGAAGCACTGCCGATTGAAAATGGGAAAGTGCTGGACGGGACGGTAAGCTCCACGTTTGCCCTGTGTCGGGCAGAAGGCTCTCCATCGCAAAACAATCCCACCCCGGAAGAAAAAGCCGACAGTGGGGCAATGTGAGGGGCGTGTGGCGAAGCAAAGGAAGAGCTCGGCGCTGAAAAATAGAATATCCGAAATTAAAGAAGCCCACTTGGTCACCATCCGGCTTGCTTAAAGCGTAGCAGGCAGGAACGGAAACCAGGTGGGCTTTTTTCAACAATCAAATAAGTGAGCTTTTTGCACCGATATTTAGGTCATCAATTTTCGAGTTGATGGCCTATTTTTTGCGCCTGAAAACATAGAAACACTATATGTAGTAGTTAATGATTATTTTATACCGATATATTGTATTTTTCCGAAGAAATGCGTAGTAAAGGAATCTCCT